GTGACGCCCGCCGGCGTCCGCTCCGGGCTGGCGCTGCTTGCCCTTGTCGCGGCGGCGGGCGCGGCGCGGGCCTCGTGTTCGGACCTGCGGGTCGACCTGCGGGGCGACGGCGTCTATCAAAGCTTCACCGTCGAACTGGCCGACACGCCCGAGGAACGGTCGCGCGGCCTGATGCACCGCGAGACGCTTTATGCCGAATGGGGCATGCTCTTCGTCTATGAAACCCCGCGCCGGGCGAGTTTCTGGATGAAGAACACGCTGATCCCGCTGGACATGGTCTTTGCCGATGCCGCGGGCCGGGTGACCCGCGTGCATGCCAATGCCGTCCCCGGCGACGAGACGCCGATCGACGGCGGCGATGGCGTGCAATATGTGCTTGAAATCAACGGTGGCCTCGCCGCGCGGCTGGGCATCGTGCCGGGGGTCGAGATGCGCCATCCGGCGATCGGGCCGGATGCCGCCTGGCCCTGCGACTGAGCGCGCCGGCGTTTCCGCATCCCTTTCCGAGCGGGACGCTTCCCCTTGGCCGCGATACGCGCTAAGGGGCGGTGCATCGGGGCGTGGCGCAGTCTGGTAGCGCGACGGTTTTGGGTACCGTAGGCCGGGGGTTCGAATCCTCTCGCCCCGACCACTACTTAGCCCATTCCGGGCATCCGCGTTTTGCAGTTCGTTTTGCAGTTCTGTTCACGTTACCTTCCGGGACGCTGCCAGCTTATCGGCGATTCCATCGGACATTCCGGGTGTCAGTGCGGCGTAGCGGCTGATAACGTCAGCCGCGTGCTTGAGGCTCCAGCCCATGCAGGTGGCGATTTCCTTCAGGCTGGCGTCGGCCCAAAGAAGTCGCGTGGCGGCCGTGCCCCGTGCATCATAGAGGCGCAAGGCCGAGCGGATTTTCAACGTGTCGCGCCATTGGCTGACCGCATCCCCCAGATAGTTCTCGTGCTGATAGGGCTGGCCGGCCTTGTTGGCGATGAAATGCGTCTGCCCTTCGGGTGTGGCGGCGATCAGGGCAGCCATCACCGGGGTTACCGGGATCGACGCGAGGCGCTTGCGCTTGGCCGTCCAGATCACGATGCGCTGGCCGCGCGGGGTGGGATGGACATGGCTCGGCCCGAGCTGCGCCAGATCGCCAGGGCGCAGGCCGGTTTCCGTCGCCGCGATCAGGATGCGCGCGATGTGGGGCGGCGCGCCTTTGACGAAGGCCGCAATTTCCTCCTCGGTCCAGAAAACCTCTGACCGGTTCGCACGATAGATGCTCTTCAGCCTGGTCAGGTGGTTCTGGCGCAGCATCGTCCGATCGTGCGCCCAGCCGACGATGCGCTGCAGGTGTCGCATCCTGTCGTCACCGACCTTGCCACCGATCTCATCGCGCCACTTCAGGACCGCGCCGCGGATGCGCGGATCATCGAAAATGCCGCGCGGTCCGCCACCGAATTCCTTTTCGATCCCGTTCTTTGGGTGGTAGATCGACGCCTTCATGTCCGCCCTGGTTCGGTCACCAAGGCGCAGGAAGTCCTGTGAAGCCAGGAAGTCGAGCAATATCTCCCGGAAGAGACCCCGTGCTTTCTCTGCGACAGGTCTGGCTGCCGAGAGGGCGGCCAAATACTGTGGCGAGCCTTCGGCAAAAGCCATGCCGTCATTCCAGAAGGGTACGGCCCCACGGTCCCGGCTGGCGTAGTGATAGGTGCGCAGGGTGCCGTCTGCCAGCTTGCGCCGGACGCGGTTAATGCCTTTCACCGTGATCGTCGCCATGCTGCCTGAACCAGTCGTCAACAGTCGTCGCTTCGGGCGCAGTCTGCACGATCAAGGCGGGATCAACAAATGCAATCCCGATCGGCGTCTGTACCGCGACTTTCCCGGCCTTTTCCGCCGCGCGGATGGCGCGCGACAGCTGGGCTTCGGTGAAGGACGGCCGCGCGGTCATGCCACTGCCGCCTCGGCCATCAGGTGGCCGCAGTTCGCCAGTACCAGCGCCTCGGCCAGCGGCGGGCAGACGCTGTTGCCGCAGCAGCTGACCTGCACATCCTTGGGGAAGGGGCGGAAGACCGGACCGGCGGTGTCCAGCCCTTCCCAGGCGCCTTCAATCACATAGTCCTCGGGGAACCCCTGGGCGCGGAACAGTTCGCGCGGGGTGAGCATCCGCAGGCCGATGTCGACGATGACAAATTCGGCACCATCAATGGCCAGCGTCACGAACTCCCGGTCATCCCACAGCCTGAAGTCGCGCAGCAGCTGCGCCACGAGGCGGGCCTTGGCTTCGTGTTTCGGGGCGAATGGCGGGGCGGCCAGCGCTGCCTGCACATGGGCGAAGCGGTCATGCGTCGGCACCGTGTGCAGCGGTTCGCCCGTCACCTGACCGTCGCCGGTGCCGTAGTATTTGGCAAAGAAGGTGGCGGCCAGCGTCTGGTGGCTGCCGGTCTGGCAGATGGTTGACAGCGGATCGTGTGCCGCGCGGGCATAGACGCCGGTGTTGTGCTGCGCAAGGAAGGCCGCCACCGGCGCGTGCTTGCCGCCGCCGGCGACCACGGTGCCGAGGGGCTTGCCGATGTCCAGCGCGCGGGCCGCCTGGCCTTCACGCTCACCATAGCCCGTTTGCACCATGGTCGCCGCGATCATGGCATTCTGGTCTTTGCTGCTGGCGCAGATCGTGTGGTGCGGCGCGGCCATGTCGCGGATGCCGCCGCCCTGCTGGGCGTAGGTCAGGACGGGGGCGACCAGCGTCAGCCCGGCCCCGCCAGCCGTGATCGTGTGCGTCGGTTCGTCTGCCCCGTTGAACGGCTTCGCCGCGTTGCGCATCGTCATCAGGTGCGGAGTGATCAACCCAAGCGGCGCGGCGCCGCCCGGCTTCTTGATCCAGCTGTTCGCGGTAACGGTGGCCAGCGGATCGCGCATGTCCTGCCCGGTGGCGCCGCCGTTGAACCGGGTGATGCTGGGCGCGATCGTGGCTGTCGCGATGCACGCATCCGCCTTGGCAGTGACGGTGGCAAATGGTTCATCGCCGCCCCGCGGGCGGCTTTGACCGGCCCTGCCGCCGCAGCCGACAATGCTGGGCACCACCGCCGGATCGTGGCTGGTCGTCTGGACGATGAACGGCCGTTCCGCCTGCAGCACATAGCGGGAAATCCCGCGCGCCACGCGGTGCAGCGTGTTCGGCTTCAGCGGCCGCACGGCGCGCAGCCCGTGCTTGGCCATGATTTCCGGGCCGGTGTCGAAAATCGACGGGCAGGGCAGCGACCAGTCGATGCACTCGGCCGCCGTGCGCCACGGCAGCAGCCGGCTCTTCCTGACGGCCGGGGATTTCGGATCGCCATGGGTCGGCTTTGGCCAGACAATCGGGCGGCCGTCGCGCCGCGCCACCAGAAACCAGCGCTTGCGGATCGTGGGGGCGCCGTAGTCGCAGGCCCGCAGTTCGCGGTGCTGCACCCTGTAGCCCGCGCGCTTCAGGCGACCGATCCAGTCAAGGAAGGTGATGCCGGCGAATTCCTTGACCGGCTGGCCGTCATTGTCGAGCGGCCCCCAGGTCTGGAATTCCTCGACGTTTTCCATCAGGATCACGTCCGGCTTCACATCCTCGGCCCATTTCACCACGACCCATGCCAGATCGCGGATATCCCTGTCGCGCACCGCGGCGCCCTTCGCCTTGGAAAAATGCTTGCAGTCGGGGCTGGCCCAGAGAAGGCCGACATGGCGGCCGCGCGTCACCGCCCGCGGTTCAACATCCCAGATATTGCTGTCCAGATGCAGGGTTTCGGGGTGGTTGGCCGCGTGCAGCGCCAGCGCGGGGGCGCTATGGTTGATCGCCACATCCGGGCTGCGGCCCAAGGCAAGTTCAATGCCGGTCGACGCCCCGCCGCCGCCGGCGAAACTGTCGATGATCATGGGCGGCAGATCGCGGGATTCGGCGGCGCTGAGGTAGCGGAGGGGGGCGTTCATTCCGCCTTCCCCTCGATCATCGGGCCGGTGGGCATTTCCGGTGTCGGGGTGAGGTTGCCTTTCAGCCCGTGCGCGACCAGGTAGAGGCGGACGCCGTTGAAAAGCTGCTTGGCGACGGCGGCGCGGGCGAGGCCTTCGTTCGGGGTGATCTTCCGATCCCGCAACTCTTGCAGGTCGTGGGCCAGCCCGTCGATGATCGACTTCAGGCCCAGCGTATCCGCTACCGGCTGCAGGGTGTAGTTACGCTCGGCCATATCGGTCCCCTCGCAGCTGTTGGTAGGCTTCGACCGAAAGCGCTTCGGCCAAAGCGATGATCACCCGGGCAATGCGGCGGTCACGGTGCAGATCGCCCACGCCGCCGATGCCTTTGCCCCATGTGAATGAGCAGCGGTTGCAGACGGGCGGGATCGGATAGCGCGAGGCATGTTCCCAGCGGTCAGGCACGGTCGTGCCGCAGAGAATGCAGGCGAATTCGGGCGGGCGGGGCGGATAGATCGTCATGCCGCCACCCCCGGCATCTGATCCCAGGTGCGGCCGTCAAGCCGGCGGCCGGCGGCTTTCTTGCCGACCTTGTGAATGACGGTGACCGGGAACGTGCCCTCGTCTCTGGCGCGCATGAAATCCGCCCCGATCCGGCATCTACGACCAGCGGCGTCGTAGCAGGCCCCGCCATTGACCCATGTCGGCGCTTTGTTGACCCAAGTCTGGAAGTCAGGGAAGGCCCGGAAGACTGGTTCGCCGGTGCCCATCAAGACCGAGCCGGGTCCCCATTCCCCCCACTGCTTGAAGAAGAAGGGCACCGCAGCGTCGGAGCACTGATCCCGCAGGCCGCGCGCCCAATCCGGGTGCATCGGCCGGGCGCCGGGGCCACTTTCGCCGCCGACGATCACGAGGTCTGGCAACATCCAGCGGTCGATGACACCGAAGGCTCCAAGCATGGGTTCGACCGACCAGAAGCGCACCTGCGCTGGAACCCGCTGCAACTTCAGCGCATCCCGTAGCATTTCCTCGCGGCTGGTGATCGTGCAGCCCAGCCAGACGTTCGGCCAGCCGTCACCCCATGCCGGGGCGCCAAAGCCATCGGGCAGCATGTCGGGGATGTTGCCGGGGCGCTTGGTCAAGAGCATCCAGTCAAGGTTCGGCGTCCGGTGGATCAGGTGCCAGAGATCACCGCGCCAGCCCGATGTGATCGAGCCGTGGTTGTCGAAGACATCGGCCAGCGAGGCGCAAAAGACGCGGTCGCGCCGTCCGGCCAGCGAGGCGGCCCGGTCCCATGCCAGCGGCTTGCGCCAGTTCGCCGCGCTGGTGCGCGAGCGCGATCCGTGCGGCCCCCATTCGACGCGGCCGTAGCGGTCGGCCATCATCGCCTCGGCGTAACAATGGTCGCAGCCCGGCCCGACTTTCTGGCAGCCAATCCACGGGTTGAACGTGTGATGGGTCCACTCGATCTTGCTGTTTTCAGCCATCACAGCCCCCGGAATGCGATGCGGGCGAGGATCGCCAGCGCGGCGATGCAGAGGGTGCCGGTGGCCAGAAAACCGATCAGCCCGGTTGTCGACGCAAGGGCGATGCCGACCAGCGTGGCGGTGGCGGCGACGATCACCCAGGCGCGGACACCGGGGGAAAGGCCGGGCCTGTCGTCGGGGCGCAGCGTCCGTGCCGCATCCGCCGGATCGAAATCATCTTCGGGCAGGTCGATGGGCAGACCCTGGGCGTGGAAGGGCTGGTGATCGGGGCGGGGCTGGAATTGGGTCATCACCCCTCCCTCCGCTTGCTGTAGGAGGCGAGGGCGCTATGGGCTACTGATCGAGCGCCCCATTCGTTGATGTCGGCATCCTCTTCGCTCATGGCAGCAATGCGCTGCAGCGTCTCCGCCAGTTTGTCCTCTCCGGTCCGTGCCTCGTCGCGCTCGCGGGTCAGGCGGGCGATGGTCTTCTTGTTCAGACCCAACTCGCCCCGCTGGGAATGGATCTTCGCCGCCAGTTTCGTCAGCTGCTTCCGGTGGCTTTTCCCAGCGGCCCCGATGTCGTCCACGATGCCCTGCGCCTTGGCATTGTTGCGCAGGATGGTGTTTTCCTCGATCAGGCGGGCGATGGTGTCGTTCATCTCGGCGAGGTTGCCGTATTGGGCGTAGTCGGCGGCGGCGATACTCTCGCGGGTCGCCGGATGCTTTACGGAGAGGTTGCCGTAGACGAAGCTGATGCGCTGTTGCTGCAATTCGGCGGGCGTCATAGGACCGCGCGCTTTGGCTTGCTCGATTAGCTGCGCCAGTCGGTCTTTCTCGTCACTCATGGCTGATCCCGGCGGCGTTGATCGCGTCGGCGATGATCCGGGAAAGGCGTTCCTGCAACGCCTTGTCGCGCAACTGGTCATCGTGGCAGAGGAAGGCGATCTGCCCCATCATCCGGCCCTTTCCGCCGTCTGCCACAAGCAGGACACCGCCCCCGACCACGCTGGAATATGCACCGACTTCTGCTTTTATCTTCATGGCCCTACTCCCAGGCTGTGTGCATCGAATGCGACATGGCCCCCATGCCGCAGCGCTGGCAGAACTGTTCGCCGCCGAGGCCGTCCTCGAATTCGCGCCATCCGGCGAACTGGTGTTCGCAGGGGCCGCCATCGGCGCAGGCGCAGTAGCAGAGCGCCGATCCACCGCCGAAGTTGACGTGATAGAATGCCTTCTCGGCAGCCTCGTCGCCGTCGATGCGTAGGATCGTCGCTTTGACTATCGCCGCGACGGCGGCGTCACGCTCGGCGCGCAGCTTGTCGAAATCGGGGGCTTCAGCCATTGCCACCACCTGCCAGCTGCACCCGCGCGCTTGCGATGGCAGCGCGCCATTCGGGTTCGACGGCGACGGACGGAAACACGCGGTCGGCCAGCGCGACCATGGTGGCCAGCAGCTGCGCCGTGGCGGCGTGGGCGTCTGGGGCGGGTGGGATGGCCGCGCGGTCGATCATTTCGTCACCCGCCGGATGACCACGGCCAGGGCGGCCAGGCCGAGGGCGATGTAAGTCAGCGCGGCCGCGATCCAGCCGAACGTCAGACCGGCGGCGATGGTGGCGGCGGCGATCAGCATCGCCACGGGGATCGCGGTGACGATGCAGCCGTCATGATCGGGGTGGTCAGACATCACTGACCCCCTGTCGGCGGCCGGGGAAGCGACAGCTGCGCCGGGGCCGGGCCGCTGACGGAAATCTCATACCCGCCGGATCGGCTGGCGCCGCGGCTGACGGTCCAGCGCACGCCGGGGAGCGGCTTGCCGTCGGCGCCAAGGGCGATGATCCGCATCATTCGAATACCACCGCGCGGTCTCGCAGGATGCGGTCGATTTCGGCCGCGATCAGGGCGCCGGCCCGTTCAAGGTCGCGGACGGGATCATCGCTGGGCTTCCACATCTCGGGTTCGAAGAGGAAGAACGGCGGGGGCGAGGCGATGACGGCGAAGGGCGACTGGATGGCGAGCATGGCGGATGCCGCCATCGCATAGGCCGATGCCGCCCCCGCCAGCTCGCCGCGCACGTGATTGTCGTCGTGGTCGGCGGTGAAGCCCTCATCCTCGACCTGCCGGCGGCGTTCCGCGGCGATGCGTTCGATGCCTGTCTGCATCATTCGATCCCCCGGGTGATCGGGTGCCGGGGCGGAACCTGGTCAAGCACCGTGTGGATATCGATGTCGGAGAGGCCCATCCCCGCGCCGCGGCGGGCAAGGCCCTTCCTGTCCTGCGCATTCAGGATGCCGCCCGGTGCGATCCGCTTCGCGGCGGCGACGATCTGGGCAAAGGTGTGGTGGTCGGCCATCGGAAACCTCTGGGTCTGGGTCTGGGTGGAAAAGCCCCCGGCCGGTCGGGAGGAGTGGAGGAACCGGCCGGGGGAGGGCGCGCGCCGGAGAGCAGAAATCAACGGCGCGCGGGCGATGGTCGGGTCAGCCCGGGCCGCCCTGGCGGCCAAGGAAGACGGGCAGGCCGGTTTCTTCGGCCGCGGTGAAGGCGATGGCGTTGAAATGCGCGCGGCGGTGGTATTCGACCCTGTGCCATTCCAGCGCGAAGACCACGGCCCCGCCGCCCGTGCCGCGCCAGCGGAAATGCGCCTCGATATCGGAGGGCTGTTCGCCGTTGTAGAACGGGATGCGCAGGGTGATCTTCTGCGGGATCACCACGTCGTTCGTGGCACGGGTGTCGGTTTCGAAGACGATCCGGCGGTCGCCGTTGTCGAGCCGGGTCGAGGTCTTGTAGGTCTGGCCCACCGTCGCCTCGAAATCGCGGCTGATCTCGATCAGCGTGGCGGGATCGGGCAGCAGCACGTCGGCCGAGTTTTCCTCAAGGAACCGCGCGAAGGTTTCCTGGTTGACGAAGCCCGCCTTCACGAAGGCGTTCCAGCGCTGGAATTCCTCGGACGGCCGCAGCTTCAGGGTGACGGAATGTTCGTCCGGGCCGGTCTTGCCCACCGCCGCGCCGTCCTGGTTGTGATGGTGCCAGTCCAGCCGGGCCGAGACGGCAAGCGCGTCATAATCGGCGATGATCACCGACCGGCTGTCGGAAAACCGGTTGGCATAGGCCGACAGGCTGGCGCGGTCGTCGACGGTGACGCGCTGTTCGGGATAGGGCGGCAGGCGGCCTTCCTCTTCCATCTCGATCAGCTTGAAGTCGTTCGGCAACGCCAGATGCTGACGGCCGTCGGGGCCGGTGAAAAGCGGGTTCGCCAGCCGTGCGGCCTTCAGCACGGTTTCCAGCCTTTCGCCGGGGCTGCACAGGTCCAGCGCGGGCGCAACCAGTTCGTCGGTCGCGGGATCAGGGGTTTTGGGGGCCATTGTTGTCTCCTGTCATGGAACGGGGAAGGGGAAGGGGGTGGTCAGGCATCCATCGAGCGGCGGCGATCGATCTCGTCCTCGATGTCCATCTGCCGGGGATCGCGGCGCGTCAGGCCGTTGTCGTCGGTGACGAAATAGATGCCGGGGGGGATCGCGCTGATCGGCTTGCTGATCTTCGGGGTGGCGGTCACTTCCAGATGGCCGCCCTTGGCGATCTTGAAATCCAGTTTCAATTCGAGCTTTCCGCCCTTGCCGGTGGTGGCGATCGCCTCAAGCAGTTCACCCAGCTTCAGGTTGCAGTCGTCGATCAGTTCGCCGCGACGGAAGGTCGAGATAAACTGCAGGAAATTGAGGTCGTCTTTCACAAGGGCCATGGGCCTGTCCTTTCAGCAGCAGCCCGGCACGATCGCCGGGTCGGTCAGGGTGGGAATGGCGGCCAGCGTGCGCAGGAGCGCATGACCGAGGATCAGCCCGGCCACACAGACGGCGGCGAGGATCGTCACTGTGTCCACGGTAGTGATGACCCGCCGGATGCGGGCCGCGCGGCGCAGCGGTCTGGTGTAGGAGGGGAGGGGGGTCATCCTGCGGCTCCCGTTGCGGGGGCGGCATCGGGCGAAAGCCGGGACTGGATGACGCGCAGGGTCAGCCCGAACAGATCGTCCGGCACCCGCTGGACCGCCCGGATGCGGGGGCCTGGGCCGCTGGCCTTGCGTTCGCGTTCGGTGCCGGCCTTCATCACCGTCTCGGGCCAATCGGACCGCAGCTGGGGTGACCATTTCCCGGTCATGCCCATCGTCTCGCAATACCAGAGCGCGGTCATTGCCGCCCCCCCCCCATCCGCAGGCACCTGCGGTCCTGCGCGGCGGAACGGGACGACCGTGGCCGCGCGCTGCGCCGCCGCCTGGTCGATGATGTGCCGCGCGATCCGTTCGTTCAGCGCGCGCTGCGCGGGCGAAAGCGTCGGGTCGGGGTTGGCGAGAATGGACCGCGCGCGGTCGATCTGGTTGGGCGTGAACTGGGGCATCGGTTGCTCCATCGTTTCGGGGGTGAAAGGCGGGCAGCCGCAACCGGCTGCCCAAGGGCATCAGGGTCCGTCGCCGTCGCCGTCGCCGTAGCCGTCGCCGTCGCCGTAGCCGTCGCCGTCGCCGTCGCCGTAGCCGTCGCCGTCGCCGTAGCCGTCGCCGTAGCCGTAGCCGTAGCCGTCGCCGTCGCCGTAGCCGTCGCCGTAGCCGTCGCCGTAGCCGTAGCCGTAGCCGTCGCCGTCGCCGTAGCCGTCGCCGTAGCCGTAGCCGTAGCCGTCGCCGTAGCCGTC